ATGCTGAAATCCCGTGTCCGAGTCCCCATTGTACGATGCGTGTGCTGCACTCGGCAGAACCGCACATGCGGCGGTCAGTACGAGCAAAATACGCGTAGTAAGGGCTGTGGTCATCGGCGCGTTCTCCTGTCTTTTCGATGTCTTTTAAAAGTTTTTCTTTTTCATAAGTTGTTAATTGTAAATCCTTTTTTAATGTTTCAGGTTTCTGTTCTTTATCTTCCCAGCCCATCAAATAAGAAGGAGTAGTTTTTAAAACTTTAGCTAACGGTGCAATTTTATCAATTCCCATGTTTTTGACATCGTTTGATTCATATCTTGATATTAAACTTTCTGACACGTTTAGTTTTTCGGCAACCTGTTTTAACGTCAGTCCTAGCTCTTTTCTTCGAGCTTTTATCCGTTCATTAATTTTCATTTTGCTAACCTCCTAATCAGTACTTATTATATCATATTTTTGAATATTTGCAAGTATTTGCATAAAAAATTCAAAAAAAACTTGAGAAAATTCAAAAAATGTGTTGACAAATTTTAAAATTTCTGTTATCATAAACTTGAGGATATTCAAGAGAGTAGGTGAGAAAATGATCAATGTTCTAAAAATAAAAGGGAGAATGAGAGAAAAAAATTTGACCCAAGAAGTATTAGCCGAAAAAATGAGGCTTAATCCAAGCACTTTGAACTACAAGATAAACAGTGAAAGTGGTGAATATCTAACTATATCTGAAGTAGAAGAGTTAATAGATATTTTAGAAATACCTAAATCCGAATTATCATTTTATTTTTTTTGCTAATCAACTTGAGGATATTCAAGAAGATGAATATTGCAAACATCTAAAAAATGCTGGCTGGAACTAGAAAATACATTTTGGAAAAGTGAGGTAGTAAATGGAGAAAATTAAAATTGTAACAGACTCATACGGTGTACCTTTGGAAATTCAAATAGATGGGAAAAAGATTACAGGTGTGGGTAGTATAGATGTTATTTATTCTTATGACTGTAATCGGAGTAGAATAGTCCAAAAGCTAGAAATTTCTTTAGCAGATTTTGAATCTTTAGAAATTGTTGAACAGGAAAGAGAAGTTAAATGATGCATAAATTATCGTCAAGGGACTAAGTAATGAAAATAAAAAACAAACACCAAAAAAATTTAAGGGACGGCAATCCCGGAAAGGAAAAAAGACTATGGAAGTTTCGGAATCCTGGATAAGGAAACAGGCTACAAAATTGCAATTGACAATAAAGGAAGCCGCTGAATTTGTCGGCAAAGGTCAGCAATATGTAAGAGTTGGGTTGCAGACAGGAAGACTTAAATTTGGAACCGCAATCCCAAAATTCAAGGATGAGCGGGATGAGCAAGCAAGAAGAAGGGCCGGGAAACACAATTGGGATTATGACATCCAGCGTATTCAAGTTGAAAAGTACGTTGGAATAACATATGAAGAGTTTTTAAAAATGAAATTTGGAGGAATTTAAAATGAGATATGATGCTTTGGTAATGGTAAACAATCAAAATAAAGAAACAAGAAGAAAAATGGAAGAAAGAAAAATTAAGAACAGAATCAAGAAACTTGTAAGAAAGGTTGGGTTATCGAAATGACAGTCAGGGAAAAACTTGAAATAGAAATGGACAAGGAAGAGATTAAAAAATGGGAGGGAGAAAATGCTGACAGTGAAGAATCTGATAAAGATAATATTCCTGATAACAATGACAGTTCTTATACAGCTGGAAGTGATTAGGGAAAAAGGGCGATGGGTTGCTGGAGGAAACTTGGCATTTCCAATACTGCTGGCTGTACTTCTTTGGTGGAACCGGTTTTTTAAGAAATTGAAATAGTGGAGCAGGTTATGAAATTAAAAAGGAAATTAAGAAAGCAGAAAGAAAAGCGGGAACTGGTGTCAAAGGCACTGGACTATAAAGAGTTTTCAGCACAGAAGAATGAAAAGACAAAAGTTTTCTCAATGATGGCGTTGTCAAATCTGTGCAAGCATTACAGAAATTATTTCAACATACCTGGTATTACAGACGAAAATCTTGTAAATGGCGATACAAAAATACCTGTGCTGACTGAGAAAAATACCCTTTGGTGCACTTTTAAGCTTGAGGACATTATTCAAAGAACTTTTAGGACTGTGAGCAGACTTATTCAGGAATATGAGTACGAGGATCTGCAGAATCCGAACCAGCGTAAGATAAAAGATTTTAAAAATGAATTTGTGATTGTTGAGTTTTCCAAGATGTATCAAAAGGAACTGATAGAATTAAAATTCAGATTTGGTAAATATCTGAAAAACAATTACAAAGAAACCGAGAAGGCTTTGAAAGAGATGATTGTGCTGTTTGCCTATTATGAGATATTTAAAAAGCAGATTCAGGACAAACTGAATGATTTCAGTAAAAATAACAGGATGTACATAAAAACTTTTATCACGAAGACAGACAGGAAGTTTGAAGAAATAAAAGATGTCATTATAGAAGGTGGAGAACCTGATTTTAAAAAGGATATGCTGGAACTTCTGAAATTCGAGGAAGCTGGAATTAAGATTAAATGGGTCGGGTACAGCAGGAAGCAGGCATTGAAATTAAAGAAATGTGCAGAGTCGTAAACAATGAGAGGTGTAAAAAAAAATGAGTGAAATTAAAGCCGATAAGGACGAACTTTTAATAAATGATTGTATCAAATGCGAATCAGAAGAGGATTATTATATGATACTTGATGAGCTTTACAGGGATAGAAGGGAGGAAATCGAAAATGAGAACTTTGGCTGATGTTCCGATAGGAATAAACGGAAAAATTCATTATGCAGATGTTATGGTACGCGGAACTGTTTTAGAAAAGACAGAGTGGATATTGAAAGAGTTTAAAAATTTGCCGCTACATCTTCAGGAAGAAATGTTGAATAATTTAGAAATTCTGCGAAAAAAAATGCCGATACTGCGAATATCGACAACATATAAAAAGAAACTAAGTAATTATACCATTAAGAAAGGAAAAATGCAATATGTCAGAAAAGTTAAGTGCTAAGGTAAAAACCAAGGAACTTTTGGAAGCTATTAAAATTATGGAGTGCTTTATTAGTCGTAAAAAATCAGAAAAAGAATACCTAAAAGCGATTTACATTGAAGCAGATAAGAAAAATAACATCTTAATTTTGAGATCTACAGATTTAAAAATGTCGGCGAAAGTTAAGATTACAGGTGAAATAAACAATGACTGGAAGGCTACAGTTTCATGTAAGATTATTAAGGATTTAATAAAAGGTATTTCAGAAGGAAATATAGAATTTGTAATTGAAAAAGATAAAATGATTATTCAGACGTCAGATTCTAAAAGCATAATTTCTTTGATGGAGGATTTTGGATTTCCAGCTCAGGAATGTTTGGGGAGCACAAAACGCTATATGGTTAATCGTTTAAAATTGAAAACACTTCTTGATAATGTGGCGTTTTCGGCTTCATCCGATCCTGAAAATGAAGCTGTAAACTGTGTTAGACTTGAAACAGATGACGGAAAACTGAGAGCCATTGGAACAGATACTTATAGACTGTCTTATGGTGAAACTGTTCTAATTCAAAAAGAGAAATCGCCTAAAGAAAATTTAGATGTGTCAGTTCCGTCAAAAGCGATTACAGGTATTATGAAAGCTATAAAATCTCATTTAGGAGCCCCAATAGAACCCGTATTGATAATTTGTGAAAGAAACAGGATTTCATTTAAATTTGATTACGCTGGTATTGAAATAGCGTCTGATTTAATCAATTTGGAGTTTCCCGATTATAAAACTATAATGAGGAGCTTAAAAACGGATAAAAAAGTAACCCTAAACACAAAAGATTTTTTAGCCGTGCTAAAACGGACACATTCAATAGCAAAGAGTAACAAGGAAGCTAAAAATGGTGCGATATTTGATTTTAGCCAAAATAAACTGGCAATAAAATCAATTGATGAATACTCGGAATTTAAAGAAGAAATCGCAACACTTTACACTGGTGAGGATTTAAAAATATCATTGAATGTAAAATTTTTAATTGACTTTATTGGTAAAGTTAAGGATAAAACGACAGTGGTACTTAAGATGTTAAACAATAAAAGTGCCGTACTTGTAAAAAGTGAAACAGATGATAGCTGGATATATCTAATAATGCCTTTGGCGTTAAGAGAATATTAATTAAGGAGGATAAAAGAAATGGCAGAAAAGTTAAAACTACCAAAAAGACCGGTATTAAAATATGAAAAGGATTACGGCTACCCTATCAGGATTAGGAAAGCAACACATACCCTGCTTGACACTGTATCAGATGAAACTGGATGGAGCAAAGTGGAAGTAGTTGCAAGAATGGTTGAATTTGCATTTGACAATATTGAATGGGTAAGTGCTGACGAGTACATAAAAGACGATAAAGGAAGTGCTGAATAATGAAACTGGAAGTACAAAAAAAAAACAATTGTCAAATGAAAGAAAATTAGATGAAATTATAAAATTGATGAAGGAGATATTGAACAATGGAATTAAAATTAGTGATTGAAATTGAAGAAGGAAGCAAACCGATAATTGAGAAATTTTCAGAGGCGTTACTGCTTTTAGGAAATACAACAACTATTTCAAATCCTGCCGGAACAGTAGTTGGAAAAATTCAGAAATTTATGCAGCCGACGCCTGCAGAAGATGAGTATGTTAAACAAGAGATGAAAAATTGGCAGACTAACGATGTAAAAGAAGTTGAAGAGAAAAATGACAACGTGGAAAAGTCTGAGAACATTGTGGAAAAAGCTCAAAAGAAAGTTGAGGAGAAGCCGAGAGCAGAAGCCAAAACTGTAGAAACAGAAGTGCCTAAAAAAGAAGAAGCAAGTGTCCCATCAGCGGCTGTTCCAACTTTAACACTTGAACAGTTAAGAGCTGGATGTGCTGAAATGTCAAGGCTTGGAAAAGGTGCTGAATTAAGAAGACTTATAAGAGAAGTTTACGAAATACCAAAACTGGATGACCTAGATCCTAAAAACTACGAAAGTTTTGCGGATAATTTAAGAGAGTTAGGAGTAAGAATCTAATGGAAGGAAACCACAAGGATAGAAACCATGCCCTGCTTAGCGCTAGCGGGGCCAGCAGATGGATGAACTGCAACCCCAGTGCAAGGCTTGAGGATATGTTCCCTGATTGTTCAAGCGAGTATGCGGAAGAGGGAACTTTAGCTCATGAAATATCGGAGCTGAAACTGTTAAAATATACAACTCCGATGTCGCAAAGGGCATTCAACAGCAAAATGAAAAAGCTGAAATCACATAAGCTGTACAAACCTGAAATGGAAAACTACACAGATGTTTATGTGGATAATATAAAGGAGCTTCTGATGTCATTTGATAAGCCAGGTACGGCTGAGATTGAAAAAAAAGTTGACTTTAGTGAGTATGTTCCAGAAGGTTTTGGGACTTGTGACTTTGTTACAGTGGATAATGGCACTTTGTACATACGTGATCTAAAGTATGGGAAAGGTGTGCCTGTATCAGCACAGGATAACCCACAGCTTATGTTTTATTCACTAGGAGCTTATCTTGAATTTTCACTGTTCAATGACATTGAAAATATAAATATGGGAATTATACAGCCGAGACTGGACATTGTAAGCATATTTGAGATTTCAGCAGACGAACTTGTGAAATGGGCAGAAAACGAAGTCAAGCCTAACGCTGAAAAAGCGTTTAATGGTGAAGGCGACTTTAAGATTGGGCAATGTACGTTCTGCAGGGCAAAGGCAATATGCAGGGCTAGGTCAGAAGCCAATATGTCGCTTGAAACAGAGATGAAACTTAAAGGGAACATATTAAGCAATGAAGAAATGGGGGAAATTCTTAACAGGGCAAGGGATGTCGTAAAATGGGTTAAGGATATTGAGAATTACTGCCAGCAAGCAATACTTCGAGGAGAATATGTACCAGGATGGAAAGTTGTTGAAGGAAGATCAGTAAGAGCATTTTCAGATACCGAGAAGGCGATGGAAGTTCTGAAGGAAAAAGGAATTGCAGAAGAGCTGATGTATGAAAGAAAAATGCTTACGTTGACACAGCTTGAGGGAGTAGTAGGGAAAAAAGATTTCAATGAGTATGTAGGGGATTTCATAATAAAACCCAAAGGTAAACCTACATTAGTACCAGAGTCAGATAAAAGGGCTCCGTATGTAAATGATGTTATCAATGCAAATGATGATTTTATAAATTTAGACAATAATGGAAAGGATGATTAGAATGGAAAATTTAAATGGAACTAGAGTAACAGTAAGAGGGAGATTAAGCTATGTGCATGTATTTAAACCGCATGCATCAGTACCAGGAGCAGAGGAGAAGTATAGCACAACGATTCTTGTGCCAAAAAATGATGTGGAAACAAAACAGAAAATAGATGCGGCAATAAAAGCGGCTACAGAGTTAGGAGTATCAGAAAAATGGGGAGGAAAAATGCCAAATACAGTATTTACACCAATTTGGGACGGAGATGGTGTGAATAATAGTGGAGACCCGTTTGGTCCTGAGTGTAAGGGGCACTGGGTGTTTACAGCCTCCGCAAAAGTTGATTATCCTCCGCAAGTAGTTGATAGAAGAGTACAGCCTATAACAGATCAGAGTGAAATTTACAGCGGATGTTATGCAAATGTGGCAGTTAATTTCTTCCCGTATCTGTTCCAAGGGAAAAAAGGAATAGGTGCAGGATTAGGAAACGTACAGAAGATTAAGGACGGAGAAAGCCTTGCAGGTGGAAGAACCGCCGAACAGGATTTTGATGTTGTCGATGACGAAGATGACGCTTTATATTAATAGAATTTTAGATAACTGCGTAGGAGTTTTTATCCTGCGTAGTTATTTCAGACTAAGGAAGGATAAAAATCAGATGGATGTATTAAACATAGATATCGAAACGTTCAGCAGTGTGGATATAGCAAAAGCGGGGCTTTATAAATATGCTCAGAGTGATGATTTTGAAATCCTTCTTTTTGCTTATTCGCTAAACGGTTCTGATGTAAAAGTTGTGGATTTGGCTCAAGGGGAGAAAATTCCCAATGAAATAGCTGAAAAATTAAACGATGGGAAAACTTTACTGAGAGCTTACAATGCCGCATTTGAGTGGTACTGCCTTAATCAGGCTGGATATTCGACATCATTAAATCAGTGGGAGTGTACAATGATTCACGGCTATTATGCAGGCTATCCTGGCGGACTGGAAAAAGTTGGTAAGGCACTAGGATTTAAGGACGATAAGAAAAAATCAGCAACAGGGAAGGCTCTTATAAAATACTTCAGTGTCCCCTGCAAGCCTTCAAAGAGAAATGGCGAGAGAACCAGAAATATGCCGCACCATGAACCTGAAAAATGGCAACTGTATATCGAGTATAACAGGCAGGATGTTGTGGCAGAAATGGCAATTGCCGACAAACTGAGAAGCGTCGTCGTTCCTGAATTTGAATGGGATTTGTGGAGAACCGACATAAGAATGAATGCTAATGGAATCAAGATTGACACAGATCTTGTCGACAGCGCATTGTATGTAAGTGATACCTGGAATGAACATTTAATGGAGACCGCAAGGCAAATAACAAAACTGGACAACCCAAACAGTACGGCTCAATTGTCAAAATGGTTAAAAGAAAACGGTGTAGAAGTAGAAAACTTACAAAAAGCAACCGTGAAAAAACTGATTGACGAGACTTCAGGGGATGTGAAGAAAGTGCTTGAGATAAGGCAGGAGCTTAGCAAGACAAGCACTAAAAAATATGTGGCAATGAGAGAGGCGCTTGGAAACGATGGAAGAGTAAGGGGGCTTTTACAGTTCTACGGAGCCAACCGTACTGGACGATGGGCTGGAAGGCTTGTCCAGGTTCAGAATCTTCCACGAAACTACTTGACAGATCTTGACGACGCAAGGGAAATTGTAAAAAGAAGAGATGTTGACACGTTAAGCGTTCTGTACAGCAATATACCCGACACTCTGTCGCAATTAATCCGCACTGCTTTTGTTCCGGAAGAGGGGAAGAAGTTTGTAATTGCAGATTTTTCGGCAATAGAAGCAAGAGTGATTGCCTGGCTTGCTGGAGAGCGATGGAGAACTGAAGTGTTCAGGACTCACGGAAAAATTTACGAAGCGTCAGCTTCACAGATGTTCGGGGTTCCAATTGAATCAATCGCAAAAGGCAAAGAAAATTATCATTTGAGACAGAAAGGGAAAATTGCCGAGCTTGCACTGGGTTATCAGGGCGGTTCGGGTGCATTGACTGCAATGGGAGCGATAGATATGGGGCTTACCCAGGAAGAGCTGCCTGAAATTGTACAGATGTGGCGTAATTCAAATCGAAGAATCGTTGATTTATGGTACAGCCTTGGAAATGCTGCAGTAGATGTAATTGAATCAGGCTCAAGGCTGGCGGTAAAAGGATTGATGTTAAGCAGGGAAGGGGATTTGGCAAATGGCGTGGATTTTTTCGCCATAACACTTCCAAGTGGACGTAAATTGTATTACGCCAACCCCGGAACAAAAGAAAATAGCTGGGGCTCACAGGTTATAACCTATAAGTCGAGCAATCAGACAAATGGAAAATGGGAAATAACTGAAACTTACGGCGGAAAACTGACAGAAAATGTGGTTCAGGCTATCGCACGGGACTGCCTTGCGGTATCAATAAAAAGATTAACAGAAAAAGGATTTAGAATTGTAATGCACATTCACGATGAGGTGGTCATCGAAGCACCTATGGAAACATCTGTAGGTGAAGTATGCGAAATAATGGGGTGGGATATTGAATGGGCTGAGGGGCTCATATTAAGGGCTGATGGCTTTGAGACAATGTATTATAAAAAGGATTAGCGAAAGGAGGAAAAAATGACAAACAGGGAAATAATAATCTCGACTGCCGGGAGCAGGAGGGAAACTCGCTGGAAAACTGAAAAGCTGCTGTGGAGTGAATTTATTAAAAGGCTTGAAAATCCTACAAGGACAACTGAAACGTATGAAAAGTTTATGAAACTAAAAAAATCACAGCAGGATAACCTGAAAGATGTCGGAGGATTCGTTGCTGGGAAACTGAAGGACGGAAAACGTAAAAATACAAATTTACTAAGCCGTTCGTTAATCACCTTGGACCTTGATAACATCCCAAGTGGCAAAACAAAAGAAGTTATGGAAAAAGTGAAAGATTTGAATGTGTCGTATGTGATACACCCCACCCGTAAGCACTCTGAAGCAGCTCCAAGACTAAGGGTTATGCTTCTCACAGACAGGGATATGACACCTGACGAGTATGAACCTGTATCGAGAAAAGTTGCCCAGAGATTAGGGATTGAAATGTGCGACCCAACAACTTTTGAACCTGCTAGGCTTATGTTCTGGCCAAGCTGTTCGCAGGATGTGAACTATAAAATCTACTATAATTTTAACCTTGATAATCCGCCAGTGTCGGTTGACGGTACACTAGGGCTATATAACGATTGGAAAAATATGAGTGAGTGGCCACAAGTTCCCGGAGCTGAAAAAGTTACAGAAAGACTTCTCAAAAAACAGGAAAATCCATTAGAGAAAAGCGGACTGATTGGGGCTTTCTGCAAAACTTTTACCATAGCTGAAGCAGTGGAAAAATTTATTCCGGAAGAGTATGAAATTTCTGATGGTGGTAAAAGAATGACTTATACTCAGGGGAGTACGTTTGGCGGGGCAATAATTTACGATGATGTTTTTGTCTACTCGCACCATGCAACGGATCCTTGTGGAGGGAAGCTATGTAACGCTTTCGATATGGTACGGCTTCATAAATTCTCTGATATGGATGGGGACTCAAAGGAAGGAACGCCTACAAGCAAGCTGCCTTCATTTACTGAAATGTCAAGGCTTGCAAGGGGAGTGAAAGAAGTGTCGGCAATACTGAATAAGGAACGGTACGAAAAAGCGGCACAGGATTTTACGACAATTGATGACGAGGACACGGACATTGAGTGGATGAACCTGCTGGCAGAAAATGAGAATGGAAAGTATTTAAAGACTATAAAAAATATAGAAATTGTACTGGAGAACGACGTAAACCTTAAAGGAAAGTTTGCAATAGATGAATTTGCAAACAGGGCTATGGTTACGGGAGCCACGCCATGGGACAGCAGAAATGAGATAAGACAGTACGAGGAAGTGGATGACAGCGGTTTAAGAAACTATCTTGAAAACAGGTACGGCCTTACCGGAGAAAACAAGGTCAATGACGCACTTCTGCTAGTTTCCCACAAAAGACGATACAACAGCATAAGGGATTACCTGGAGAGCGTTAAGTGGGACGGCAAGCCTAGAGTGGAAACGCTTCTGAGAGACTATCTCGGTGCGGAGGACAGCATTTATACAAGGGAAGTAATGAAAGTATCTTTGGCGGCTGCAGTTGCGAGAGCCGTTGAGGGCGGAGTCAAGTATGATTACATGCCAATATTTACTGGAAAGCAGGGAATCGGTAAAAGCACGTTTTTGGCAAAGCTTGGAAAAGGGTGGTATTCTGACAGCCTTCAGACTTTTGAGGGCAAGGAAGCCGCTGAAATGATTCAGGGAACATGGATTAATGAACTTGGGGAGCTTACAGGGTTTAACCGAAGTGAAACCAATTTGATAAAGCAGTTTTTAAGTAAGCAGGACGACATATACCGTAAGGCTTACGGAAGAGTTACAGGGAGATACCCTAGGAGGTGCGTGTTCTTTGGAACTTCAAACGATTCGGAGTTTCTGAGGGACAGGACAGGGAACAGAAGGTTCTGGCCGGTTGAAGTTGGGATTGCGAAGCCTAGGAAGAGCATTTGGGATAATCTAGACAATGAGGTTGATCAGATATGGGCGGAATCCTATACAAATTATATTATCGGAACAGATTTATTTTTAACTGGAGAGGCGTTAAAGATAGCGGAACAGAAGCAGGAAGAGCACAAGGTAGTAAATGTTAAAGAGGGGATTATCCTTGAATTTTTGGAAAAAGAAGTACCAGAAGACTGGCGTTTATGGGATGAAGAAAGAAGAGCTTTTTTCCATTCAGGAGCAGATAAATCAGGAATAAAGTTGGTTCTTCGTGATACAGTATGCGCAGTTGAGATATTAGTTGAGTGCTTTGGGATGAAAAAAGGGTATATAAGAAATTCGGACAGTATTGAGATTAACGGAATATTGGAAAATATGAAAGGATGGGAACGGATAAAACACCCTTTGAGATATGGGAGCTACGGGAAACAGAGAGGGTTTAAAAGGATAAAAACATAGGACGGGCAACAAAGTCTACAATCTTTTTAGAACTTTTTAAAATTAAAGGAATTAAAGAGTGAAAATGGCAACAAAATGGGCAACAAAATGGGCAACAAACTCAAAAACGGCAACAAACTTTTGTTGCCACAAAAATAATTAAAAAAATGAACTTTGTTGCCTGTTGCCGACTTTGTTGCCGAGATTGTTGCCGCATAAACCCTTTATTAATCATACTTACAGTATAATTGGCAACAAAGACTACAATCTTTCCTATATAGAGTACAAAATAAAGGAATTAAAGAGATTAAAGAGTATAAATATGCGTATATGGAGTATATAAATCCTTTATTTAATAGTCTCTATACACGCGCGTGAAAAGTTTGTAGTCTTATAAAAATTTGGAGGTTGGGATGTCAGAAAAAGAAATTGAAAATTACCTAGTTAGAAAAGTGAAAAATAAAAAAGGGGTTGCGTATAAATTCACAAGCCCTGGAAATTCAGGAGTGCCAGACAGGATATGCATGCTTCCGAACGGAAAAATATTCTTTGTTGAACTGAAATCTCCCGGAAAGAAGCCGAGAGCCCTGCAGGTAAACCAGATTAGAAAAATAACTAATTTGGGACAGAGAGTCTATGTGGTGGATTCCAAAGAAATGGTGGACAGGGTATTAGAAAACGAACTGCTTAGCTGGAAGGAGGATTAAATGGAGTTCAAGGCACACAATTATCAGAAATACTGCATTGAGAAAGTTATCGAAACACCAAAGGTTGGGTTGCTACTTGATATGGGACTGGGGAAGACGATTATAACACTTACGGCAATTGATGAACTTAAATTTAACAGGTTTGAGGTTGACAGGGTTTTGATAATAGCACCGAAGAAGGTTGCCGAAAGCACGTGGCTTAATGAAGCGGAAAAATGGGATCATCTGAAATACTTAAAATTTTCAAGAGTACTTGGTTCAGAGAAAAAAAGAATAACGGCGTTGAATACGCCTGCGGACATCTATGTGATAAATCGTGAAAATGTCCAGTGGCTTGTCGAGTATTATAAGAATGACTGGCCATTCGATATGGTTGTAATTGATGAATTTTCAAGTTTTAAAAACCATGCAAGCAAAAGATTTAAAGCGTTGAAACTTGTACTTGGGAAAATAGAAAGGGTAGTGGGGCTTACGGGAACGCCTGCACCGAATGGGCTAAAAGATATTTGGGCGCAAATATACCTGCTGGACAAGGGAAAAAGACTTGGAAAGAATATAACGGCTTTTCGTGAGAGATATTTCAATTATTCAAAATATGGTGGAAACCCTTTTGGGGATTATGAGCTGAAGGAAGGGGCGGACAAGTCAATTATGAACAAGATAAGCGATATATGCGTTTCGATGAAGGCAGAAGACTATTTGGAACTTCCAGATATAACCTACAACACAATATCAATTGAACTAGATAACAAGTCAAGAAAGCAGTACGAGGAACTTGAGAAGCAGATGATTTTAGAACTGAACGAGTCCGAAGAAATATCAGTTGCAAGTGCGGCGGCATTGACTGGAAAACTATTACAGCTTTCAAATGGAGCCATTTACGATGAAGAACGTAAGGTTCATAAGATTCACGACTGCAAGATTGAACGTTTTATGGAACTTATAGAAGAGCTTAATGGAAAACCTGCTTTAGTATTTTACAGCTTTCAGCATGATTTGGAAAGAATAAAAAAGGCATTGGAAAAATCAAGGTTAAGAGTAAGGCAGCTTAAAACCCCAGAGGACGAAAAGGACTGGAACAGTGGGAAAATCGACATACTTCTGGCACATCCAGCAAGTGCGGCATACGGCTTAAACCTTCAGAACGGCGGAAATCACGTAATATGGTTTGGGCTTAACTGGAGCCTTGAACTTTACCAGCAGGCGAATAAAAGGCTTCACAGGCAGGGGCAGAAGGAAAAGGTTATAATCCATCACCTTGTGACACAGGACACAAGGGATGAAGATGTAATGAAAGCCTTACAGAGCAAAGGAGATGTTCAGGAAGAACTTTTACAAAGTCTGAAGGCAAGAATTGATAAATATAGGAGGTATAATTGTGATAACTGTTAGTGATGTAATTAAAATTAGAAAAATCAATGAGTTACTTGATAAGTTGGAATTTTGTAAGAAACATACCAGCAAACCAGAGATAAAACTTTTTCTGATGTCCATAGAAAAACAGTATATAAGCAAAAATGAACTTACAGAGAAACAATTAAAAGCACTAGACAATATCTATAATGCCATTAAAGAATATGAGGAAATGCTATGGGATGAGGTAAGCGGTTCACATTTAGATATATACGGAAATGATTAGGAGGAAGAATGGAAATACTTGATGTATGTTGCGGTTCACGAATGTTTTGGTTTGATAAAAATAACAAAAGCACAGTATATATGGATAACAGGGAGTTTGAGGGAATTTTATGCGACGGGAGAAAACTAAAAGTTAATCCAGATGTAATAGGAGATTTTAGAAAAATTCCTTATCCAGATAACAAATTTCATTTGGTTGTATTTGATCCGCCGCATTTAGTTAGAGCCGGGGAAAAATCTTGGATTGCTAAAAAGTACGGGAAATTGAATCCTGAAACTTGGAAAAGTGATTTAAAGAAAGGATTTAGTGAGTGCATGAGAGTTTTAAAACCGAACGGAGTTTTAGTTTTTAAATGGGGAGAAGAGCAGATAAAACTGAAAAGCATATTGGATGTAATTGACTATGAACCTTTGTTTGGGAACCGAAGGAGCAAGACACACTGGTTGGTATTTATGAAATTAGAGGAGGAATAATGGTTAGCGAAAATGTAAAAGAAGAGGCGTTAAAAATATGAATGAACGTACAAAAGAAAGTTATTAACTTATGTGTATACAAGTAAAGAGTATAAGTAGAAAATTAATGACCAAGGAGTAAAAGAATGATAGAACAGGATAATGTTAATAATCCAAGCCATTACAAATTGGATTGCTTGGACGTAGAAGTTATAGATGTGATAAAAGCAACTGTGAAAGATTTTAATAGTTTTTGTCACGGAAATATAATTAAATATGTGTTAAGGGCGAATAAGAAAAACGGGATTGAGGACTTCAAAAAGGCTAGGAAATATATTGATATGATGGTTCGGGAGGTGGAAGTTAATGGAAAACAGAGTGTATAAATCCATGGCTATACTAGCAATGGTTATCTACATGATAATTGTGTTTAAGGAGATAGACAAGGCTAGAAATTTTTTAGAGTTGATTAAAGTACTAATTAAAAATACAGCATGTATTGGAGCTGGATGTTTTGTATTCTACATTGGAGATAAAAATTAAATTTTGGAGGGAAAATATGACAGAAATAGAAATTGACAAAATAGCAGATGAAGTGGCAAATAGAGTTGCAGAAAAATTAAGACGGGCAAATAAAATAGATAAGTACAAAGAAACAGAAGCGATGTTAAGGGCATATCCGAACTACAAAAGGATAATTGAAAAAAATAGCAGTCGTATTGACGAAATATTGAAAAATGGACTAGGAGAAACTGTAAAAATTAAAACAGGAGAGAATGTCCAAGGGGGGTTAAAAAAATATGAGGGAGTTCCTGAAAAAGAAATTGACAGAATAGAGCATTTAAAATCTGAAAATTTAAAAATGGAAAAAAGGATCATCAGAGTAGATAATGCCTTGATGAATATTAAGAACGACAAATATTACAACATCATAGAGTTGAGATATTTCAAGGAATGGACGATTGATGAAATAGCAGATGAAATGGATGTCGATAGAAAAACGGTAGGAAGAAATAGGACAAGATTGGTTAAAGAGCTGCAGTTTAACCTGTTTCCTGAAATACTTTTGGATTAAGGACTTGACAAAAATGTCCCATACGTGCCCCAAACGTGGTATTTACATTCCCCATTTATATGTTATAATATGTTAGAATGTGAAAAATGTAAAAGACATTTAATAAACCATTCCACTTATAAGTGTCAGTTATTTTAACTGTCAAAAGACGGTATTCTTTTTATAACCGTCTTTTTTTGTTCATAAATACTTTTGGTGTATCGCCTTGTGATTCGGCGGTCGCTTAGAATTGCAAGGCACTTTTATTTTTGAGGAGGTGGAGAACTTGACATGAAATTGACGGAGAAACAGAAAAGATTCGCAGATTATTATATTGAATCTGGAAACATAACAGAAGCAGCGGTAAAGGCGGGGTACAGTAAGAAGACAGCAAGGGTTATAGGGCAGGAAAACTTGCTTAAACCTGCTATAAAAGGCTACATCGACGAAAAACTGGAAGCCATGCAGGATGAGAGGACAGCGTCCGCCAAGGAAGTGCTTGAGTTTTTGACTAAGTCGATGAGGGGTGAGATCAAAGAGGAAGTTGTCGTTATTGAAGGAACCGGGGACGGAACAAGCGAAGCTAGAATGATTGAAAAGCAGATAGGACTGCGTGACAGGATTAAGTCAGCAGAGCTGCTTGGCAAACGATATAGACTGTTTACAGATAGGGTTGAAGTCGATGGAGTTGTGCCGGTTATGATTGTGGGTGAGGATGAACTTGAAGAGTAGGAAAGTGAAGCTGCCGGAACTTGTTGGGAAAGGATATAAAGATTTTTGGAACTTCAAAGGAAGGTACAGAGTCTGTAAAGGTAGCCGGGCGAGCAAGAAAAGCAAGACGACGGCATTATTTTTTATTTATTCAATGATGAAATATCATGGGGCAAACTTGCTTGTGATAAGAAAAGTTTACCGTACCTTGAAAGACAGCTGCTTTACAGACTTGAAATGGGCTATAAACAGGCTTCAAGTAAATGAGTACTGGGATGTCAAGGAAAGCCCGCTTGAAATTGTTTATGTTCCAACAGGGCAGAAAATACTATTTAGAGGATTGGACGATCCGCTTAAAGTTACTTCAATAACAGTTGAAACTGGAAATCTATGCTGGGCGTGGATTGAGGAAGCCTATGAGATAAACAAGGAGCAGGATTTTAATATGCTTGATGAAAGTATCAGGGGTAAAATTGAAGAGCCATTGTATAAGCAGATTACACTCACGTTTAACCCCTGGAACGAACGGCACTGGCTCAAAAAAAGATTTTTTGATGTTGAAGACGATAACGTAATGGCAAAGACAACAAACTATATGTGCAATGAATGGCTTGACGACAGTGATAAGAAACTGTTCGAGGATATGAAAAAGAATAATCCTAGACGGTACCAGGTGGCAGGACTTGGTAACTGGGGAATTGTTGAAGGGCTTGTTTACGAGAACTGGGAAGAAAAAGAATTTGATGTCAATGAGATTTCAAAACGTAAAGGCGTGAAATCAGCTTTCGGACTAGATTTTGGATATACCAATGATCCGTCAGCATTTTTCTGTGGGCTGATTGACGTAGCGAATAAGGAAATTTATGTGTTTGACGAGATTTATAAAAACGCAATGAAAAACCGTCAAATCGCTGAAGAGATTATCAGAAAAGGTTATGGGAAAGAAAAGATTGTGGCAGATAGCCAAGAGCCTAAGTCGATTGATGAACTTTACGATTTGGGATTGAAAGGCATAAGAAAGTCAAGAAAAGGTAGGGACAGTATTAATAACGGGGTTCAGTATATTCAGGATTATAAAATCATTATCCATCCCAGATGTGTGAATTTCATAACTGAAATATCAAACTATATGTGGGATAAGGACAAGTTTGACAACCCAATCAATAAGCCTGTGGACGATTTTAACCATTTGATGGACGCGATGAGATACGCTTTGGAAAGCTACTCAAAAGGCCCTACATTTTCTTTTGATTAAGGAGTAAGGAATGTTTGAATTTATTAAGAAATTGTTTAGGAGAAAAGATAAGATGGGAGAACAGAATATCAATCTTAGCGAAGTTGAGAGTATCATAATGTGGCATTTTGCAAGCCAGAAATACAGGGAGATGAAAGACGGAAACAACTATTATCGTGGAAAGCATGATATCCTTTCGAGACAGAGAACGGCAATCGGGGAAGACGGGAAATTAACAGTAGTTCATAACTTGCCAAATAATAGAATTGTCGATAACCAGTATAAAAAACTGGTTAAGCAGAAAGTGAATTACATAATTTCTAAAACCCCAAGTATTAAAAGTGAGAACCAGGATTACGATAATAAATTGAATGAACTGTTTGATAAAAATTTTCTTAAAACATTGAAAAGAGTAACCACTGACGTCTATAACAATGGACTTGGGTGGTTATTTTTGTATGTGGATGAAATGGGAAATTTAAAATTCAAGAGGATAAATTCAGTTGAGGTTATCCCTGTGTGGCTTGACAACGATCATGAGGACCTGGACTACGCAATAAGAGTGTACAGCCGAGAACTTTATAAAAATGGGACGTATAATACTGAAAATTACGTTGAGATTTACAGAAAGTCTGGAGTTGAGTATTACAAAATGAACAATACAAAACTTACAGCAGTTGAGAAGAAGGCATACCTGAGTGTTGATGACAAGCCTTACAACTGGCAGAAAATACCTCTCATATGCTTCAAAGCGGATGAGCTGGAACAACCCCTGCTTAAAAGAGTGAAATCGTTACAGGACGCTTTAAACATGCTTATAAGTGATTTCATGAATAATATGCAGGAAGACAGTAGAAATACGATTTTAATCATTAAAAATTATGACGGTGAAAACTTGGGCGAGTTCAGAAAAAATCTTTCCACATTTGGAGCTGTTAAAGTAAGAGAGGATGGGGATGTATCAAGTTTACAAGTTGAAGTGAATGCGGGAAACTATGAAAGCATTGTGAAACTGCTGAAGAAAACCATAATTGAAAATGGCGGAGGATTTGACAGCAAAGCTGATACGCTTGGGAATAATCCAAATCAGCTTAACATACGTTCGATGTACTCGGACATAGATTTGGAAGCAAATGACTTTGAAACTGAGTTTCAGGCAAGTTTTGAAGAAATGATATGGTTTGTGGCAAATCATTTGAAAAACACAGGACAGGGCGACTTCATAAAGGAAAAAGTGGAGGTTGTGTTAAATAGAGATATACTTGTGAATGAAAGCCAAGCGATTTCGGATATTAGAAATTCGGTTGGAATAATTTCGGAGGAAACACTTGTTGCACAGCACCCTTGGGTAACTGATGTTCAGGAAGAGCTTGCAAGAATTAAGAAAGAAAAATCAGAACAGCAGATGCAGGAACAGACTGATTACGCTAATTTTGATGATGGCAAACATAATCACAACGGTGATTTAAATGAGTGATTATTGGAAAGATAGATTTATTGAAGAAGAAAGCCGAGTTAATCAAATGGCTGGAAAAGAGATAAAGAAACAGCAGGCTGAATACGATAAGGCAATCACTAGGATAAATCAGGATATTGAAATATGGTACAACAGGATTGCTAAAAATAACGATGTAACATTGGCAAATGCAAAGAAAATGCTCAACAAGAAGGAACGTGAAGAGTTCAAATGGACTGTAGAAGAGTATATCAAAAAAGGTTCAGGAAAAGATAGTTTGAAGTTTTCAAAAGAACTTGAAAACGCAAGTGCTAAGTACCATATAGAGAGATTAGAAGCTATGAAACTTCAAGTGCGTGCTGAAATAGAAAAGTTGTATAATGATAACGGAAATGGATTTAAAAATTATCTAGGTAACTTATACGAGGATCAGTATAACCATACATTTTTTGAAATCGCCAAAGGTACAGGGATGGGCATTGGTTCAAATATGTATAAATTGAATGATAAATTGGTAAATACTGTTATTTCTAACCCTTGGGCTTCTGACGGAAAACATTTTTCAGACAGGATATGGGAAGATAAAGAAAAACTTCTGAATACTTTACATACTGAAATGACGCAGGCTTTTATTCGTGGGGATAAACTCGACACCTTAATAGAAAAAGTTGTTAAGCGGATGAATGCGAGCAGAAGCAACGTGGCAAGGCTTGTATATACTGAAAGTGCGGCCTATGCTTCTAAAGCTAGAATTAAGACTTATGAAGATTTGAATATTAAACGTTATGAAATTGTTGCTACTCTTGACAGCAGGACTTCCGAGATTTGCCAGGGACTTGACGGTAAAGTGTTCGAGTTTAAGGACTATGAGATTGGCACAACTGCTCCGCCGTTTCATGTCAATTGCAGGACAACGACGGCTCCATATTTTGAAGATGAGGAAGAAGGGGAACGTGCTGCAAAAGATAAGGACGGAAAAACTTATTATGTGCCAACCGATATGACCTATAAAGAGTGGAAAAGCAAGTACGCTATTGAAAACTCGGAAAATAAAACAATAAAAGTTCCTGAAGGGCGGTATAGACTACTTGGAAATATTAAAGATACAAGGTATAATAATGTTGAAGAGCTTTTGCAGAAATACGAGAAAAAAATAGTTAAGAATACCTATGAAAGTGCTATGGTTGTAACTGAGACTGGAGAAATATACGTTATAAAGGGCGATAAAGGTTCGTTACCTATGCAAAGAATCGAATCAATACGTTTTGAGAACGCTTCTATAACTCACAATCACCCAAAAGGAAGGCACGAATGGGGATTCAGTGGTGGAGATTTTGACACTTTCAGAAATGGCAAGTTCAGGTATATGAGAGCGATTGATGAAAAATATGTGCATGAACTGTCAAAAGATATGTTTGAAATGGATATGACGAATTTTGACGATGACGTTCAAAAACTTCGAGAATCAGACTTTGAAGAAGTTGCACAGATTCTACAAAAACTAAATGCAAAAGATAAAAACCTGAAGTATAGGAGAAGAAAACATGCTATCAAGAGAACATAGGTTATATAGGGCATTTAAACAAATGAGAGATAAAGAAAAAAAGTATCAGATAAAAAGAGAAGAAATGGGATGGAGAGGGCTGGATGGGCCTTTTTCAGAGGAAGAGCGAGAGCTTCACAAGGAATTTTTTGAGTTTATGAAAAAGGTTTTGAAGGAAGAAAAAGACTTAAATTTTAAACTTTCAGATTTATGGGAAATGTATGAGAAAGACAATCAATAAAAAAGCTAATCACGGTTATTAATTTAATCGTGATTTTTTTTGTTTAAGGAGGAAAAATGATAACACTTAATATCTATCATAGCGATGGAAACTACATGGGTGTTAAATATGAAAAAACATTGAAGAAATTTATTAAGGAAGCTGATAAAGGTAAAAATGTAAAGTTAATAAGTGGAAACAGAGAATGGTATATAAATACGGCTTTAATACTAGCGTTTGAGGAGGTGAAGGGAGAATGAAAATATTTATAAGCCAACCGATGAGAAATAAGAGCCACGCTAACATAGAGCAGGAAAGAGAAGAGATAGTTAGCCGATTGAAAGAAGAGTATGGGGAAATAGAGATTATAGACTCAGTTTTTCCGATGATAACAGGTAAAAGAAATAGTTCCTTGCGATACTTAGCGAAGTCTCTGGAATTAATGTGCGATGCAGATATAGTAGTTTTTGCACAAGGCTATGAATATGCTAGAGGGTGTAAAATTGAATATGAATGTGCTGTTAGTTATGGACTAGCAGTAAAAATTTTATAAAAAAAATCGCCTTTTTAGAATTTGCAGGCGTAAAAGAACAAATCAGAAAAAAATCTCGTTGGCATACAACGTAAAAAATGAACAGGAGTGAATAGATTATGAACAAAGAGGATCTGTCAAAATTAGGTTTGTCAGAAGAACAGGTGGAAAAAGTGCTGTCAGCAAATGCGGAACAACTGAAAGGATTTATACCAAAATCAAGATTTGATGAGGTAAATAATACCAAAAAACAGCTGGAAAAGGATTTGAAGGACAGGGATGTGCAGCTTGAGAATTTAAAAAATAGTTCTGGAGATGTGGAAACAATGAAACAGACTATTGAAAATTTGCAAAGGGACAATAAGGCTGCAAAAGATAATTTTGAAGCTGAACTTGCTAAATTTAAATTGGAAAGTGCAATTGACGCTACTTTGCTAAGTTCAAATGTGATTAATGCTAAAGCGGTTAAGGCTTTGCTTGATATGGGTAAAATCAAACTGGATGGCGAAGTTCTGATTGGCATTAATGAACAGATAGAGGCTTTGAAAACTGCCGAAGACAGTAAAATGCTGTTTAAAGCGTCTGAATCAAAACCGAAGGAGCCTAACTTTTCAGGAGTTAAACCTGGAGAAGGGAATACAGGTACAGAAGGCACAAATCAATCAAAATCGCTAGCAGATGCAATAATGGCAAGACTAACGGTAAATAAAAATGAATAATAGGAGGTGGCTTATATGCCAATAACATTAGCAGAAGCTAAAAAGAACGTACAGGATGATTTGCAGATTGGAGTAATTGATGAATTTGCAAAGAGTAATTTTATTATGAGTAACATACCATTTGACAATGTGGTTTCACCTACAGGCGGGGGTACCACAATGACTTATGGATATACAAGGTTGAAAACTCAACCTACAGCAACTTTCAGGGATGTGAATGAGGAATACACACCTGCGGAAGTTTCAAAAGAAAGACATAATGTTGACTTGAAAATATTTGGAGGATCATTTCAAATAGATAGGGTTATCGCAGATATGGGCGGAATTGTTTCAGAGGTTCAACTGCAAATGACTCAGAAAATCAAAGCTGCGTCAGCATTATTTAACGACACAGTTATTAATGGGGATTCAGGAGTGAATGCAAAAGCGTTTGATGGATTAGAAAAAGCGGTTACGGGAAGTACAACGGAATTTATCCCGACAACGGCAATTGATTTGTCAGATTCAACAGCGGTGGACACAAATTATAAATTGTTTTTAGATTTACTGGATGAATTTTTAATGGGGTTAGATGGAACACCGTCAATGTTAGCTGGAAATACAAAACTGATTGCTAGATTAAGAGCCTGTGCGAGACGTTCGGCTCAATATACTGTTACAATGAATGAATTTGGGCAACAGGTTGAAAAATACGGGGCAATCCCATTTGTTGATTTGGGCACTAAAGCAGGAACTAATGACCCAGTTTCAATAATAAATGGACAAGGGGAAACATCTTTATATGCTGTAAGATTTGGTATGGACGGATTCCATGGAGTTGCGCCAACTGGAAATGCTTTGGTTAAATCGTGGTTACCTGACTATAAAACAGCAGGTGCGGTAAAAACAGGTGAAGTGGAAATGGTTGCGGCAGTAGCATTAAAAGCTACGAAAGCCGCAGGAATTTTCAGAAAAATCAAGGTTAAATAGGAGGATTTTGTATGACTGTTAAAATATACGCACCAAATGAGAATTATACTGGAAGTAGTGCTGGAGTAACTTTTGTAAATGGAGTTGGAGAAACGGATAATCCATATTTAATCGATTGGTTTAAGGAGCGTGGATATAGAGTGGATGAAGAAGGCATTGATTCTGAAGAAAAAAGTAAAAAATCTAAAAAATAGGTGGTAGTTATGGATTATATCACAGACATCAAGGAAGATGTTAAAAAATATTTAAAGTCGTTAGGCTATGAAGTTGTAGATAGCGACTTATTTTTATTGGACAATTCCATTCAGACAGTAAAGTACTACATTTGCAACAAGACCAATCAGAAAAAAGTACCTGAAGGATTAAAATACGTTTGGTTAAATAGAAGTGCGGCTGAGTTTCTCAACTTCAAATTAAAAATGAATCAACTTGATATTCCTGGGTTAAATTTTAACCGTATAGCAAAAGAGATAAGTGAAGGAGAAACTAAAGTAGTTTTTGAGGACAGTAAGACCTCAGGAGATAAATTTGAAGTATTTCTATCAACGCTTTTAACTTATGGAGAAAGCGAGATACTCAAGTACAGGAGGCTAGTATGGTAAGCGAAATCTTAAAAAGCGCAAGAGAAGCGATACACTCGATGTGGGACGGATTGTGTACTGCTTTTGAAAATAAAAATTCAAAAGATAAGTATGGAATAGTAAGCTCTGAAAAAGTGGAAATATGCAAAAACGAGCCTTGTCGTCTAAGTTTCAAAAATATCAGCCAAGCAGAACAGACAGGACTGGGGGCTAATGTTTCTCAAGTTGTTAAACTGTTTATTTCTCCAGAAGTTTACATTCCTCCGGGAAGTACGATTGAAGTAACTCAGAACAACGTAACAAGGAGATACAAGCACAGTGGAATATCAGCAGTTTACACAAATCATCAGGAAATTGTGCTTGAAGCGGAACAGGAGAAAGCATAATGGCAAGTTCAAAAATAAAAGTGCAGTTTGATGGACTGAAAGCCTTCCAAAGAGTAATCGAGGAAATGGAGAAAGAAAAGGAGCAGCTGATGATTGACACTATAAAAGAATTGGCAGCGAAACTTTTAAGAAAGGTTATTAAAAGAACTCCAGTGTTCCAACCTGATTTTGGGGATGTAATCGCATACAAAAGGAACAATAAGAAAAAAGGTATCAAAAAGGGGCAGGCAAGGCATAACAAAGACGGCTCAGTTATGAGAGATGGTAAAAGAGTAGTGACATACAAGAAAAATGGTGAAACTGTAACAAAGGACTACTCCCACACGGGTGGGACTTTAAGGAAAAACTGGACTGTATCAGATGTTAGAAAAAACGGGGGGAATTATGAAATAGAAGTTTCAAATTCTACGGAATACGCAAGTTATGTCGAGTATGGGCATAGACAAACACCAGGACGTTTTGTGCCGGCTATAGGAAAACGGCTTAAAAAGTCGTGGGTAAAAGGTAAGTTTATGCTCACAATTTCTGAAAGTGAACTGCAAAAGCAAGCTCCAGCTGTTATTGAGAAAAAAATTACTGAATGGCTGAAAAAGTTAGGAGGATAAATGCTGAATGAAATTGTGAATGCGATAGGGCTAAAATTGTCTGAAAGTTTTGACGGGATAGATGTTCATAGGGATGAATTGGAGCAGGGTTTTAAAGAGCCTTGCTTTTTTATTAACTTGCTGAACCCTGACGAAAAGCAGATTATTGGAAACAGGTATTTAAGAAGCTATCTGTTTGACATCACTTATTTTCCTAAGAATAAAAGTTCTATAGAGATATTTGAAACGCTGGATAAACTTTATACTGTGCTTGAGTATATAAAACTTGATGATAGCACACTTGTTCGAGGAACTGACAGGAACTCAAGGGAAGAAGACAAAGTTCTGCATTTTTTTGTCACGTATGAAATGTTTATTTACAAACTGGATGGAGAAAAAACAAAAATGGGAAAACTTGGAATAAATGCTGGATTGAAGGAGGATTGAAATGGCAGATAATAATACTGTTGAAAACAAAGCGCAAGCAAAAAAAGAAAGTACTGAAAATAAATCAGATGAAACTAAATTTGTAAAAAGTCAGATTATAGGATCAGATAAATACAAAAACAGAGCTGATTTATTGAATGTCTTATTAGAGGATGACAAGGAATACACGTTGTCAGACGTTGATAAGGAATTAGAGAATTTTTTAGGCAAGGAGGTTAAATAATGGCTTATGGTGGGGGTACCTGGCTAGTACAGAATAAAGTTTTGCCGGGTACATATATTAATTTTGTAAGCAAGGAAAGAGCGGAACTCGTGTTCTCGGATAGAGGGTACGCCGCAATTGGAATTGAGCTTGACTGGGGTGCTGATGAAGAAATTTTCAAGGTGGAAAATGGGGATTTTATTGAAAATTCTACAAAATACTTTGGGCATTCCTATGACAGCGACAAATTAAAAGGGCTGAGAGATTTCTATAAGCACGCTCAAACTGGTTATATCTTTAAACTGAATACAGGTGGTGTTAAAGCCTCGAATGCTTTTGGAACTGCAAAATATACAGGAGAAAGAGGGAATGATATTAAGATATCCATTCAGGCAAACGTTGACAATGCTTCTCTGTTTGATGTTACAACTTTTGTTGAATCTGAAAAGGTGGACGTTCAGACAGTTGCGACTGCAAAGGATTTAAAGAACAATGACTTTGTAATTTTTAAATCAGATGCAACTCTTACAGCTACAGCAGGAACGCCTATGACAGGTGGAACGAATGGAACTGTGACTGGAGCATCACATCAGAAATTTTTAGATAAGATCGACAAATATTTTATCAATGTTCTAGTCTGCACTTCAAACGAGAAGACTATAAAGGACTTGTATGTGCAGTATACAAAAAGAATGAGGGATAAAGTTGGTGCTAAGTTTGTATGTGTGGTTTACCGTGCTGATGACCCGGATTACGAAGGCGTGATTAATGTTAAATCTAAGACACTGGATTCTGATTTTCCTGAAAACTCAGCGGTGTACTGGGTTGGTGGAGCAGAAGCATATTGTGCGGTTAACAGAAGTTTGACGAACCATAAGTACAATGGGGATTTCAAACTTGAAGTTGAGGAAACGCAGACAGAACTGGAGCTGGCTGTAAAAGCTGGATACTTTATTTTCCACAAGACTGGGGATGAGATAAGAGTTCTGAAGGACATTAACTCTTTTGTTTCGTTCATAAAAAGAAAGAACAGGGATTTTTCGTTTGCCCAAGTAATGAGAACTTTAGACCAGATTGCGATTGATGTAGCAACAATCTTTAACAAGACTTATCTTGGTTCTTCAAACAACACTGAGTACGACAGGAACGACTTGAAACGTGATATTTCAAAGCACCACGAAACGTTGGAAGATTTAAGGGCGATAAAAGATTTCAATGAGGAAACTGACATTACGGTTGTTGAAGGGGAGACAAAGGAAAGCGTGCTGGTTACAACTAACGTTAAGCCAGTTGTTGCTATGGAAAAACTTTATATGAACGTAATTGTACAATAATTTAGATAAAGGAGTGTGAGAATAGATGAGCGATACAGCGATAATGAAAGGAAAGGACGCCATATCTGGAAGTCTTGCCAAATGCTTTGTCACAGTTGGGAATAAGAGATATAACTTTATGCAAGCCATAAATGTTAAGGCAGAAATGGAAAAGAATAAAGTTGAAGTCCCAATCCTGGGTAAAACTGGAAAAGGAAACAAGGCGGCAGGATGGAAAGGTACTGGAAGTGCAACTTTCCATTTTAACACATCTGTATTTAGAGAAATATTGCAGGAGTACACAAGAACAGGTAAGGATATTTACTTTGATATGCAGCTTGTAAATGAAGACCCAACTTCGAGTGTAGGGAAACAGACCATAATGCTGATTGACTGCAATCTTGATGGTGGAATAATAGCACAGTTTGATGCGGATGCAGACTATCTTGAAGATGAGTTTGACTTCACATTTGAGGACTGGAAACTTATGGATAAATTTAATGCCCTTGATGGAATGAACATATAAGGGTACTTTTTGTAACACACTAAGGGAGTTTTAGGCTCCCTTTTGAAAATAATTTTAGGAGGATATTTAAGAATGAAAGATTTAAAGTTTTTTTTAAAACAGAATACAATACCTGTGGAAAATCAGGAAGTGGAAGTGTCAAAAAGATTTAAGGACGACGCAGGAAATACTGTTAAATTTGAGATAAAGTCAATCTCAAATGAAATGGATGACGCACTAAGAAAGCAGAATACAAGACAGGTTAAAAAGGCTAAAGGCGTAATTGTTCCAGAACTAGACCAGCAGAAATATTTCGTTGATTTAGTTTTGAAATCATTGGTTTATCCAGATTTAGATGACAAAGAGTTGCAAGATTCCTGGGGAGTAATGGACTCAAGAGAACTGATAAATGCAATGCTTCTTCCAGGAGAATACACGGCTTTGCTTCAGGAAGTCCAAAAGATAAATGGATGGGATCTTAACGTAGAGGATATCAAAGATGAAGTAAAAAACTAATTGAGGCAAATGTGGCAGAGTACAACTATGCTTACTATTGCCTGCATAAACTGAAAATAAGGCCAAGTGAATTTGCTGAAATGGACATTTATGAGAAAGCGTTCATTATGGCCTGTATTGACATAAAAATAAAAAAAGAGAAAGAGGCTGAGAAAGAAGCTAAAAGAAAGGCTGGCCGTAAAAGGCGTTAGGAGGTGTGAAAAATGGCTACAATTCAGAACAGCATAATTTTAAATGACAGAATGACGCAGACATTCACAGCGATAAGCAATGCTATAAGCGCAACAGTAAACAGCCTATCCAGTCTTGATGGAAAATCCATGAACATCAACACTGCTAATTTATCAACTGCAAGACAGCAGTTGGCACTGGCAGAGAATGAACTGCAGAAAATGAAAGGCGACAGCAAAGGGCTGAATGATAATCTGAGCAAGACACCAGGAATCGTTGACGCAATACAGAAGAAAATGATACAGGCAGGGACAGCGATAGCAGGAGTTATGGGAGCAAAGCAACTGCTTCAGGCATCAGATCAGAATGCACAGATAACAGCAAGGCTTAACTTGATAACGGACGCACCTGAACAGCTGAAAGAACAGATTTATCAGTCAGCAAATGACGCAAGAGTTGCATATACGGATAGCATGAATCAGGTAGCAAAACTAGGACTGCTTGCTAAGGACGCTTTTAACAATACCGATGAAATTGTTCAGTTTACCAACCTTATGCAGAAGGCATTTAAGGTATCGGGAGCAGATGCGGTGGAAGCAACAAGTGCAATGTACCAGTTGACACAGGCAATGGCAGCAGGAAAACTTCAAGGGGATGAATTCCGTTCAGTAATGGAAAACGCCCCAATGGTAGCTCAAGCCATAGCCAAGCATATGAATGTTTCGGTTGGGGAGTTAAAAAAACTTGGAGCAGAAGGGAAAATAACAGCGGACATAATAAAAAATGCTTTGTTTAGTGCTGGAGATGACATAAACGCCAAATTCAGAACTCTGCCTCTCACTTGGTCGGATATTTGGACACAAGCTAAAAACTTTGCCTTGCGGGAGATGGACGGAATACTTAAAAAGATAAACCAGTTAGCAAACTCTCAGGCTTTTCAATCTTTTATAAATAATGTAAAAATAGGATTTATTGGGTTAAAGGCAGTAGTTAATGGAGTGGTTGACGGAATCGCAATGGCCGGGAAATTCATCGCTGATAACTGGCAGGCGATAAGTCCAATTATTTACGGAGTTACGGCGGCATTATTATGGTATGGAGCGGTTCAAGCTATTGCGGCGTTAGTGTCAGTTTGGTCTACTATGGCTACAATAGCCCAATGTATTGCGTTATTGTGGCAGATTGCGACAGAGTATGCAGCGATTGTTGCTACTGAAGGGTTGGCGGCTGCACAAACGACACTTAATTCGGCAATATGGGCCTTCCCCGGAACTTGGCTGGCGGCAGTTATAATCGGACTTATCGTATTGGTACTGTGGGCGGCAGTTGCTATAACTCAATGGGCGACAGGGACACAAAGTGCATTGGAAACTATAGGCGGAATGTTTTATTGGTTAGCAGCGGCGATTAGTAACACGTTTATAATTCTGTGGGATATAATAGTGATTTTTGTTTCAGTAGTTATATTGGCTTTTATTGGGCTGGGAGCTTTAGTTATAAACGTGTTTATAGGAATATGGAACGCAGGAGTTTGGCTTGTAAATGTGCTTATGCAAGGCTGGTATTGGCTTGTCAATGGAGCCGCAATGGTTTGGGCGTGGCTAAAAGTTACAATAAGCAACATTCTGAAAGGAATATATAATTTCTTTGTTGGGATCGCAAATGGTTTTATAGACGGTTATAACGCAATAGGAAGAGCGGCGGTAACAGTTGCAAATGGTTTTCATAATGCTTTTGCTAATGCTATAAATTCGCTTGCAAAAATGGTTGAAGATTTCGTCAATGGATTTTTAAGAGGTTTAAATGAGATAGGTAAGGTTGTGGATTCTGTTATCGGTACACATTTTTCGAATGGCGGAGCTCTTCAAATAAGTTTAGGCAGAATGGGCGGCGGGGGAGGTGCTTCATTTACTCCAGCTCAACATATTCAAGCTATGGCTTATGGAGACGCCAACGGCGTAAATGTGGCACAGAAACAGGCACCTCAATTTGGCTATGCTGGATTTGCAGATCCGTCTGGTTTAATGGAAGGTGTCATGAATGGTGCTGGGAAGCTAACCTCTACCAAACTTACTGATTTAGGCGGTGCTTTTGATGATGGTAAAAATGCAACAAGAAAAGGTATTAAGGGCATAACTGACGGCATTAATGGTGCAAAAGATAAATTTCAGAATATGGGAAAAGACTTGCCAGCTGATAAGGGGGCAAGTGGTGATAAAGGAAAAGGCGGAAAAGGTGGCGGGGGTGGAAAAGACCCTAACAACAAAAAGACAGCAGACAACACAGGTAAAATGGCCGATAAAATGGATGACATGAATGAGGACATGAAGTACCTAAGGGATATTGCGGAAAGGGAATACGTAAACAAATTCACGACTGCAGAAATAAAAATAGATATGACAAATTACAACAATATTTCAGAGCAGGCAGACACAGATGACTTCATTGACGCACTTGGCGAAAGGCTTGCGGAACACGTCTACACTGGAGCGGAAGGGGTGCATAGCGACTAATGAGAACACAGGGATATATATTTTATATTGACAAGGTGCTTTTACCTGTTGCGCCTTCATCTGTCAATATAACCCACAAGAATATGAACAGCGTTATTAATTTAATAAATGACGCAGAGTTCAATATGCTGAAACAGGAAGGACTGCAAGAAATAAGTTTTAAATTTATGCTTCCTTCCCAACGTTACCCATTTGCCAGATACTTAGGATTTTATCAAAAACCGAGCTACTTTTTAAATAAACTGAAGAACCTGAAGAAAAAGGCAAAGCCATTTCAGTTAATCATAATCAGAACATACCCAAGCTTAAGACAACAGGCATATTTTAATACAAATCTGAAAGTTTCACTTGAGGATTACAGTGTTGAGGAAAATGCGGAAGAAGGAATGGACGTATATGTGGAAATTAAACTGAAGGAGTTTATAGACCCTCGTCCAAAGCAGTACATAGCAAATGCTGACGGAACTGTAAGCACACAGAACCAGAGATGGACAGATAAGGTGGAAAGTCGAATAAAAGAAATGAAATACGGCGACAAGATATGGCAGGTTATAAGACGTGAAACTGGCGGACTTGACCAGCTTGAAACAGTTATGGAAGTGAACGGGATTTCTTCACTCACTGGGTTTGTTGCAGATAAGTTAAGGATGTGGTAGGGGATGCTTGAGAATATATCACAGAAAATAAAATCCTTTATGTCAAAGCCTAGTGAAGAAAGCTATGAAATGGAAAAGGATATTGAACTTATAGTTGCAAGCCAAAGTACAAAAACCATAATCTCACCAGTTGTTGCTAACAGCATCGAACTTTCTTTGGAACGAAAGGCTGCGCCTGGTAAACTTACATTTAAAATGGTGTTTGATGAGAAAGTGCAGGAAGGCGATCAGGTAAGCTTGAAGTACCGTGGCCAAAATGTATTCTTAGGCTACGTATTTACTAGAAAACTTGGGAAAAATAATATCGTGACAATAACAGCATATGATCAGCTGAGATATTTAAAAAGCAAAGCATACTATGTTTTCAAAGGTAAAAAAGCAAGTGAAATCGTGCAGATGATAGCGGCAGATTTTAAACTCACACTTGGAGAAATAGAAGATACAAAGCATGTATTCGAGAAAAGGCGTGAAGATGGAACGACTCTAATTGACATGATTCAAGGGGCTTTGAGCGACACTTTGAGATTTACAAATAAAAGGTACATAATTTACGATGATTATGGGAAATTGACTTTGAAGGAAACTGAGAGTCTTAAAATAAAAGATTTAATTTTTGATAATACTTCCGGAAAAGATTTTGACTTTGAAAGCAGTATTGACAAGGAAACATACAATCAGGTAGTCCTTGACTACGTAAATGATAAAGAAAAAAAACTTGAAAAATATCAGGTATTTGACAGCGAGAACATTACTAAGTGGGGGCTTTTACAGTATTTTGAGAAAGTAAACAGAAGCAATGCAACGGAAGCTGAAAGAAGAGAACGTGCGAATAAAATGCTTAAATATTATAATCAGAGAACCAAAACCTTGAAACTTAAAGGAATATTCGGTGATGTAAGGGTTCGTGGCGGTTCTTCTTTTATTGTTTATATGGATGTTGCTGAGTTTAAACTTGCTAATTACATGTTAGTCGATAAGGTAACACACAAATTTGGATTCAAGGAATATTTTATGGATTTGGACTTGGAAGGAAAAATAGGTAAGGAGGAAGGACACGATGGCGAAATTAGAACAAGCACTCAAGAAAATGATAAATAATGCAATTGAATACAATAAACCTTCTGAAATCTATGCAGGAAAAGTTGAAAGTGTTGCTCCGCTTACTATAAGGCTTGATATAAATGTACCTGTCCTGGAAGAGGATGAGCTTATTTTGACACATCTTGTAAAAGATTATGAAGTCGACATTACTGTTGGGCATTCTACTGATGAAACAGAAGTCGTTGAAGGTGCAATGACTGACATAAAAAAACATAAGCATGAGTACAAAGGGCGTAAGAAAATAACAGTTCATAATGGTTTAAAAGTTGGGGAAGGTGTGCTACTGATAAGGCAGCAAGGTGGACAAAAATTTATTGTCCTTGATAGAATTGATGATCCACAAACAGAAGGTGAGTGGCTATGATACCCAAAATTAAAACGAGTGCGGATATAACGGTGAAAGAACAGCCAACGAAAACCTATAAAATGGAACTTTATAAAGGTAACTATATTTTAGGATTTGTTGACAGTCAAAAGGCTATGGAGCAGGCAATTTATAAAATAATACGCACAGAACGCTATAAATACATAATATATTCATGGAATTATGGAATTGAACTTGAGGATTTATTTGGCATGCCTGTTGAATATTGTGTCGTGGAACTGGAACGTAGAATTTCGGAAGCATTGTTACAGGATAACAGGATAACAGCGGTACATACTTTTGAGTTCGATACTGAAAGTGAGAGAGGTACAGTTCTGATTAAGAAATTTATTGCCGAAACAGTGTTTGGGAAAATTCAGATTGATAATGGGTTGGCAGTAACAATAATCTAGGGAAGGAGGATAATATGTTTGAAGTTGTGACTTATGAAAAAATAATGGGAAGAATGCTTGCAAGGATTCCGAACAGCTTGGATAAGCGGGAAGGCTCTGTAATATGGGACGCTTTGGCTCCAGCGGCAATGGAGCTGGAAAGCATGTATTTTGTGCTTCAGGATTTCATAAAGGAAACATTTGGAGATACGGCAAGTAGGGAAAACCTGATACGTAGAGCTTCTGAACGTGGAATATCTCCATACAAGGCAAGTAAGGCTATTTTAAAAGGTATTTTTGATATTGAGATACCTTTAGGAAGTCGTTTCAGTTTGGAAGACTTAAATTATACGGCAGTAAAATTTATCCAGCATAATACTGCTACAAACCTTTATGAATATGAACTGGAATGCGAAAGTTCAGGAAGGACCGGCAATACAAAAACTGGTAAAATAATACCAATTGACTATATAAGTAATCTAGGACGTGCTGAAATAACAGAACTTTTAATTCCAGGACAAGATGAAGAGGGAACAGAAGTACTCAGAAAAAGATACTTTGACAGTTTTAACATGAAGGCTTATGGTGGAAATATTTCTGATTACAAGTTAAAAGTGCATGAAATAGAAGGTGTCGGAGCTGTTAAGGTAACTCCAGTATGGAATGGAGGCGGAACTGTCCTGTTAACTATACTAGATAGCGACTTTAATCAGGCAAGTGCAACTCTGATTAAAAAAGTACAAGATATTATAGATCCAACAAAAGATGCACAGGGTTTGGGTGTTGCTCCAATAGGGCATATTGTGACAGTTCAAGGAACAACAAACGTTCCTGTGAATATAACAACCACTATTTCTTTTGAACCTAACTTTACATGGCCACTTGTAAAATTAAAAGTTGAGGAAGTAATAAAGAATTACTTGTTGGAGCTTAGAAAAACCTGGGCATTAAAAAATGAAAAAGTGAGTAATAATCTTGTTGTAAGAGTATCAAGGATAGAAGCAAAAATACTTGACATAAATGGAATTTTAGATATTCAGGGCACAACAATAAATGGAAGTTCTAATAATTTACAACTTACTGAATATGAAATTCCTGTATGGGGAGGTATTACAGTATGAAGTTTTTAGAAATTATAAATGTGAATTTACTGGGATACTTGCCCAAATTTATGCAAGAGTATAGAGAGATTAGGCGAATAATACAAAGTGAGGAACCTGAATTTAAAATCTTGTGGAACTTATTTAAAAAGGTGTTTAATAATCAGTTCATACAGTATTGTGATGAGGATGGGATAAGCAAGTTTGAGGAAATGTTGGGATTACACAGGTATGAAAACGACACGTTAGAGATTAGGATTTTTAGGGTTCTGACGTACTGGAATGACCAAATTCCATATACGTGGCGAGTACTTGTAAATAAAATGAACCAACTATGTGGAACCGGGAATTACGAACTGAAACCTAACTTTAATAGTTACGAATTAGGTGTAACTACGAAATTTGATGATTCTAAAAAATATGACGAGTTGAATAACATGTTAAAAACAATACTACCTGCAAATTTAGGATTTAAAAGCATTAATATACTCACTCCGAAAACCGAAAATAGAATATACATAGCAACTGGAACAATAAATTATATGAAATATGAAATAAGAGCAAAATTACCTGATGCAGTATTTAAGATATTCGCCACTTCAGGATTTATACACGGTAAAAAATATGTGATAGGAGGTTAGAAAAATGGCAATTTTTAAAGATACGACAGTGACAGATAATGGTCGTTCACTTATAGCGAATGCTCTTGGGAACAATAAGCAGATCACTTTTACTCGAATGGTAACATCAAGTAAGGTGTACAGTGATACTACTGATGTATCAAAACTCATAAATATTGACGAAATAAAACAGACAGTCAATCTGTCGAGAGTAAGTCAGGAAGGCACGAAAGTAAGGCTGAATGCGATATTCACAAATGCGTCTGTTAACAGTGCATATAAAATAGAAACATTAGGATTATACGGAAAAATAGACTCGGAGAACGAAATACTGTACAGTGTAACAAGAGCGTCAGAGGCTGACACAATGCCAGCAACAAACGGAATTAATCTGGCCACGGTCGAGATTGATTTGATTACTGAAATAAACAATTCAAATGGAGCGACAATGGTGATTAATCCTTCTACTTTGGTCACACTGTCAACTCTGCAGGATTATATAAAACACGAAGAAAAAATGAACTGGATGGGTACGGACGGATATGGAGGGCTATTGCAGGATGTGGGAACTAAAAAAGTAGGAATAGCGTACTATGATAAGGCAAACAAACAGATGGTTGTTCCGACTGTTGAAAATAATTTAACTTATTTTGAGGGGTCAAAATTTATTCCAATTTCGGACTATCAAAATGCAAAGAAATTGGAAAATTTGTACAGTGTTGAAAGTTATGCAATTGATTCACGATTAACAGTAGGGCTAATTCAGAAAATTGGTAACATTTGTATTTTGACTTTGGACTCTAATGAACTATACAATGGTCGTAATTACGGAGATGTCCTTTTTAATATACCTGAAAAATTTCGTCCAAAGTTCTTAACTCCAGTTTCTGTCGGAATAATCAATTCTGCAAGTGGCGGGGCTGTACATATAGAAACAAATGGAAATGTTGTGTGGCGTGGGGCAAGAACAAGTTCCGCTTTATATATTAATGCAGTGTATTTAGCTAAATAATTATAAAATTTAATTTTATTTGCATATATAAGTGAGTAAAATTAGTTAAGTAAAATAAGCAATTAGAACTTGCAAACCACTTGGGGGTACACTTGAGAAATTGCCTTTTCCTCCCATTCTGACACAATTTGAAGCAAGATCTAAGTTGCAATATTCCGTCCAAAATCCTTGATTGATGTTTGTTATTGAGATAACCTTTTCTTTTTTAATATGTGACGGAAGATTTACATACCATTCGGTCACATCCGCTGTGGCTATATATCCTAGCAGATGCGTCATTGAAAGTATTTCCACTTTGAATAAATTTTCCACTTTATCCAAAATAGGCTTATTGGATATAGCCCTAAATTTAGAGCCATCGTTATAAGTCAGGTTATTATTCGCTATGCACTCATAATAGTACTTTAAAGCCTTATCATAGTAAAACTTCCCAGTGACTTTCGCTCCTGCATCCTGAATATTTCCTCCAAATTCCAGTCCAATGATTTTTGCTAATGCCTGTATTTCAAGATATCTTCTGTCTGCTGACTCTCTTGTTAAATAAGTCATAGAATTATCTATTGTCACATTTAAAGTAGCAGCCTGATCGATTATAATAATGCACTTTTCTACAATATCAATGGCATTTTTCCCGTTGTAAACTGGGATATAATCTCCATCAGTCCCTTTATTGTATGCGTATAAAATCTCTATTCCTGAATCGTCCTGAGCATATATTCCCATTTCTGATATTTTATAAGAATTTCTTATAGTACTCTCTCCAGATCCTGTCTTATTCGATACTATAAATGTGAATTCCACTATTCCATTTTCTTTTCTTTCGTAACTGTTTACAGGGAATTCATTTCTTTTATCTAGTAAATCTGTTAATTCCCTGTCATTTCCTGTGTTGTATCCTGCTCCAATTTTAAACTTTGTCACATTTATTTTTGTTTCATTGTTTATT